AACAAAACAAATTACTCTCTACTGCTAAAAGAGTGAGTTTTTTTCTAGGTCCAGAAGGGAACTTCTAATTCAAGCTTTTCAATCATTATCTTAGATCTGCACCCCTCGTTGAATTCCCTGACTATCTTGTCGTGCTCTTTTCTTTGAGGTCTTTTTTGATCTGTCCCGAACAGCAAGAAAAAAGACCTTATAGTTCCTCCTAGAAGGGCCATTTTGTCATCTAAGTACAATCCTTTTACATCATGCCTGGTCTTCCCTGACTTGATCTGGACTTTTTTTGCTGAAAACACAATTCCTCCTCCTGTTCTCAGAAACCGTTCTCCAGCTTTGTATAGCACGAGATCTTCCTCCCAAATAGATCTAATAAACAGAGTAGAGACATAGAGGCACAATATCTTCTGGACCTCTCCATCACTACACCATCTAGGCTTATTGGGATAGTGACTCCAATCCAGGTGTTTGTTGGAAGCTAACGAGAATATCACTGAGAGCCAATTGCTTGGATTTCCCTTTTCTTCCCTCATTTTTCCTGCTATTTTCATTGCATGCCCTGACTCAACTCCGAAATATATCATGATGCTGATGAGCTCTTCCAAGCCATTTGGCAAGACCCGCTGTGGGATTCCTTTCAGTAGATTTTTTTCTCTTGCGATCTTGAGAGCTCTTGTATGCTCTTCTCTTTGAGACTTAAAGCAGAAGCAAATCTTCCTCAATGCAGACGATATTTTCATCTGGTCTAAATCCCTGGCGGTTTTTGTCAAATTAGGGTCAAACTCTAGAACTAAATAAATCTCACTGCTTCCAGAAGAAGTGAACTCAGTCACATTGAATGTTATCTTTTTGAATATTTGGGACCTCTTCAATATCAAACATCCTTCTACAGACATCCGATCATAATAAGATTTGTAGATGACTTTGGTTCTTTTGCTATGCCGGAACAAAAACATCAGAAGATTCTCCTCAATACTCTCTGCCATTTTTCTGTCTCTGAACTCTGCATCTATCACAATGAGATCTATGTCCAATCTTTCTCGGGCAATCAATTTGTCAAAATATCGCCAAGTCGAGGAAAAGCACAAATTGCTCGGGTTTTCCCAGCATGTCAAAAGATTGACACATCTGCAAGACTCAGATCCTAATTCCAACACCGCAGAAGGTGGGCCCGGTTTCATCCCTCTTAAAGGGGTGGAAGTCAAATCCAGTAAACTATTAAATATTCCTCGGGATAGTCTGTTTTCTCTCAAGAGACAACTAGTCATTCCGCCAGATCCATCTCCGAGACACATGAAGTCAGAATATTTCAATTTCTGATCTCGGATCAGGCTGCGGATCTTGTAATGAGCTCCTGTGGCTAATTGGGCCAACCTCAGAGAGGAGATCAAAGGATTCTGAATCTTCGGTGCTTTTTCTGACTCTTCTTCTGCATCCAACTTTTGCAATAACACTTCGTCCAAATCTCTAGATACTACGTATCCGTATTCCTCTTCTTGTCCGAAGTCATATTCTGATGTCATAGCTTCCCAATCAGGTTCTGATTTCATACTGTGTCTAATCTCCGAGTCGGTTCCCAACACTGACAGGCAATTCGTCATTTCTCCCACTATGGGGTTCTGATCTTCACCTTTCGAGCCGAGCAAAGTGATGTAAGCCTGTTGCATCTGTTTCATCCAGTTTGTATCAGTTTTTTTGCTTGCCTTTATTATCTTCATGACCACCAAAGACCCAATGATCAGAGATCCTACAATTCGATTGTCCCGAATGTCTGAGAAGATCCAGATTGTACTCAAAAGCCTCGAAAAGCATACAGTATCTTTAGGTGAGTTTATGGATCTTTCTATCAGCTTGAGACATCTTGTCCGGAACATGTATCCCAACTCCACACCATTTGGAGGATATGAGGCGATGGGCTTGTGCGGAAGTCTCAAAAGGTAATCAAGAACAGAACTTCCACTCAGAAAGTGGAGAAACTTTTCTTGTCTCACAAGCTCATTGACAATCCATGATGCAGATCCCATCAGAGCCTGGTCAATTCTTTTCCCTTTAATCACATTTCTCCTCAAAAGAATTGACAAGCTTCCAGCAATCATGATCCCATGACACACACCTTTTGTAAACTCTCCTGGGTTCAGTTTGTTTCGAATGGAGAGAGGGTATAAAGAGCTCTCTTCAGCAGATGCCGTTCTGTTCAAGATTTTGTCACCATATAAATACCCCATAACCTTCCCAACCTGGTAGGATTTTGATCCTCCATTTACAATATCCCATTCCTTGATTTCTATCGAGATACTTCTGTTTTTTTCAGAGAATGCTGTCTTCATGTTGGGGATCCACTTTTCCAGAAAATGGTGTACCGGTTTGAATTCAAACTCGAAATCGCTTTCTAATTTGAGTTCTTGTATCTCTCGAATACACTCTTTACACTCTATGTGAGAGTGCCAGATTCCTGGGACCTGCTTTGTTGGTTCAACTAAGAGTCTTCCTTGTAGGTGAATAAAGAGAGACTGATACATGAAATCATGATTTTTCTCATTTAGTGTTCCCAATGTGTCTGAGGTCATCACGATCCAAGAAGGTCCTTCAGGGCTGTTAGCACAAAATCCTCCTGAGCTGACTCGAGAGCAACCGAAGCGGTGGAGAGCGGATCCAGTTCTCTGATAACCTCCTAGATCTTGATCCCATTTCTCTCCAGTTAAGGCCTCCAGATTGTTCAATATGGCTTTCCCTACATGACTTCCTGGTTCTATAAACCAGGATATAGAGTTTCTCAATCTCATTGCTTTCCTGACCAAGGGAATGGAAGTTTCTTTCTCCCAAGGGGTGAGAATGCTAGTGCCTTCTGATGTGTTTGACCCGAGATAAGGCTCGAAAGGCCCCCTGGATTCAGATTTTTTTGGAATCCCTTGAGGACACAATGCTGTAACATAAACTGTCCCGTCACTGTTCTTGCACCCGGAGCATGACTCTGATCGTTCTGGCCTTCCTAGTAGTTCCAAAGGATGAGGTATGGTCATTCCGACAATATCGTCACCCCAGGACCTTTTTCTTAAAACATCTGCCAGAGAAGCACTGCAAGCCCAAATAGATCTACTAGATCTCCTAGCCTTCGTGACGAGGTCAGATGTAGATCTCAAGATGTCGATTTCGAAATTCCTCACAATTCTCGACAGATCTCCTTTATAATCACATTTGCATATATTCCTGATCGACTTAGAGTTGGAAAAAAGCCCTATCAAGCTCTTGACCAACCCGTGAAATGAGGCTCCATAACATTCACTGACAAATTTCGGAAAGAGAGGTTTGATTGACAATAGCCACTTGATGTATCTTTCCTCTTCTTCTTCATGGAATCTCAAGCTCAGTCTCATAATGTTGTTTTTGATTTTGTACGATTGTTTTGTCAAGGACCTTTTGACTTCATTTTTGAGCACTCCCTGAATGCTAGGGATCTTTTTAAAATTGAGAGATGTAGGATCCTCTAAGAGCTTTTCTAAATCCTTCATCTCTCTCCTCTTTAATTCCGGATTTCCTATCTCTGCTGCTAGGCTTCTCAGTTCTGTACATCTCTTACCGATATATTTCCAGAAAGATAATCCCTCTGAGACTGGATCAGGGAACATTCTGATAGAGAATCTACATAAGTTTGTTCCGCATCTTCCTCCAAGAGATGGATCTAAGTAAATCAATATAATCCTACCAAGAGGGTCTTCTATGGCCTTTTTGTATACCTCAGAGTCAGTATCAAATCCTTTCCCAAGCGCCGGATTAAATCTTCTGATCAACTCTATACCTATATTACAGAAAAACAGGTGATTTTTCACACTCTCTATAGGAGAGCTAGAAAAGTGGCATGTCGTCAAAGCGTTTGTTGTGGATGAGGAGAGCACACTGCCCATACTTGGAAGCTGATCGTTGGTCACACAGTTGACTCTTGACCATCTTTTAATAGGAAGACCTTTCATTTGAGATCTTATTATGGGGACTTTCCCGTAGATCAAAAAATCTGTAGATTTGACAGTTTCATCATCATTTATAATCAACCCGAGCTTATTTGTTCCCTCTATGATGGATCTCATCAAGATGTCATTGTTTCTTCTGATCTCCATCAAAGATTCAAGCAGTTCTCCCTCCGTTCTTGTTTTCCTTGTTTTGTAGTGTGTTGTCACAATCTGATTATCTCCTTGAGCCAACACTTTTACTAATGTGTTTCTTTTCCTTGACTCTCTCTCGACCACAAGGAAACTCACAACTGTCCATCCTTTTTGTCGCAGTCCCTCTAATCCCCCGTCTTGTCCATTCCAAAAATAACACCCTTCCTTAGAAATGTCTACTATTCTTTTTCCTCTACTCTCAAGCATGTCCGATCTTCCAGCATAATAGATCCAAGATTGTTGGAAAACTTGATGAGTTCTAGAGATCAAGTTGTTGTAACCCAAGAATTTGTCCATTACTTGGAAGATGGACCGATTCGATTCTTCTCTTTGATGGTTGTTCCATTTTTCATAATCAATGTGATCAGCTATTGTTATCATCTCATAATCATCTCTTCCTTGACCTTGCGCGTTGCTGAGCATTTTCTTTATTACTCCTAACAGATCGTCTGCCATGGTAAGTCCTCCGAAATAGGGGACGATGTACTTTTTGATCAGATATTCTGTTGCAACAAAATAATCCCGCAAGTCCCATGAGAGTAGAGCGAAATATCTCCCAATTATTTTTAGCTCTCTTTCCTTCCCCTTAAGGCCTATTATCAGGGAGTTTGGTTCGAATCCGTTTTCATCAATTGAAGTGAAAAACGCTCTCCAATCTCTCTCTGGAGTCTCTAACATAGTTTGCAGGACCTTCTTTGTTTTCACTGGACCTCTTCTGTTGTTTGCCAGAAAATCTAACACCTCTTCCCTGGTTCCAGAATGAGATTTATCTGAGTAAATTTGTGCAGGATCTAAGAGTTCAGGGACTTCGAAACACTGTGTCAAAGGAAGACGATGCCAATTATCTCCGAACTTTTCTATGATGTTCTGACTCGGCCACGTGTTCTCCTCTACAAATTGATACATGATGTTCTTGCTGTCCATTTTGCTAAGATCTACATACCATCTCTTGTCCTCTAAGAATTTGTTTTTGAGGATTTTGAAAGCCAAATCGGAAGCCAAGCTTTCAGCATAATCTTCGTCTATGTCTTTTTCTAGGCGGACTTGGTGTTTCAGTTTTTTCAGCCCCTCTTTGTAGTTTATGAATGGGTGTCCCCAATGGCGAAAGCTAGAGAATGTATCTAAGAGTGTAGAAAATTGGTCTTGCTTGCAGATGAATTTGTACAACGTCGAACTTAGGCCACCAGAAGATTGATCAAATCCAACAGCTTTAATTTCGACATGTGTTTTGAACTCCTCAAATTTGGGGAAAAGAGGTTTTATGGAGTCAGATAGCTCTTGTATGCGAGATATGCTCATCGGTTCTAACAGCTTTATCAGGTCATAACCATCCGACCCCATCTTGATGATAATTTCATCTCCTATCTGATATAATTTTTCTAAATTGTTCATTCTATCCAACATCATCTCACCTCCATCTATCAAAATCGATATCATGCTCTGTGTCCTAGCCAACAGTGTGTCCTTGTACATCATAACTTGATTTTTGTTCAGCAAAAGCTTCTTGCATGGGATCAACAAAAACTCTCTCCATAAGACAATTCCGTCTAGAAATGGTGTGTTAATGATGACTCCTTTTTCTAAGAAATTTCCTTCTGACCCTTCTTCTCCCTTTTTACTGGGGATGACTTTGTAAGATGTGATCTTCTTTGTCCAACTAAAAGCATGGCTTAATTCTTCTTCGGATCTACAGTTCATTCCGAGGACGAGCGAGTGCAAAAAGAGAAACCATTCTCCCCATTTGATCAGATTCTCTTTTTCTAGAAATGACTCTAGAGAGGGGAATTCTAGAGATTGCCCGAAATACGCTTCTCCGACTGCTTTGGTTTTTAGGCAATATTCAAGGGAGGATTTTAAGAGATCTGGATATAAATTTGTGACGACAGAGCTCAATATGCTTCTATCTTTGAAGAACAATTCATGACAATGCCCTACAGTCAAGTTCACAGATCTGTTTGTTGACAAGAACTTTTTCTCTTCATCCATTCCAAAGATTTTGGCATTCTTTAAGGAGTTAAGACTGGTTCTTAAAAAGGTTTCTTCTCTTCTGTTTAGAGATATGATAGGAAGTTTTTGAGACGATGGGTCTTCAAATACATTCAAAAAGTCTTCTCTAGAGTCGTTCAGCACGGGGGAATTTAGATTGTAATCCTGATTGAAAAGTAATTTAGAATTATCTTCTTTTTGATCTTTAGAGTAAGCTTGATCTTGGAAGAAGTCTGAGTCTTCTAGATCCAGATGTTCTGGAAATTCCAGACATTCTCCTAGTTCCATTTTGGGCCAACTTTGTTTTTTTCTAGGGGTGTTACCCGTAAATGGAGATTATGGCCCATTTCCCTCCGTGAATCATCTCATAAGATGTGTCTATTTGAGATCTTTTAAGACCCATCTTGTTATAGAGGAGATCTCCCAGCAAGAACAATTCTCTCCCTGGCCTTTCTGATACAAACCTTCGAACAGTTTTCAACCTTCTTGGGACCAACAGAACTGAGACCCCAGGAGGCCAGGTGAGATCTAAGATGAAGACCCCATCTTGAGATCGATGTACTTTCAAATTGATGGCATCAGGAAAGATATTTTGGATCCTTTCTCCAACTTTCTGATAAAAAAGAAAATCATCTTTAGACGATCCTTCTTTTCTGATTTTGATCATTTTTGCTGTCTGACCCTGGTATCAAGCGCCTTGATTTTCCTCTGGTTTCTCTTTCTCAATCGTTTTAGAACTCTCCCAGTCGATCTTCTAATTCCTTTGCAACCACTTAAGATTTTTTGACTTACTTCTAATACGATCTTGAGGAGCTTCAATAAGATTATAACAACAAAAAACCAGAAGGCGAATTGGGCCCACCTTTCAATTACTTTCCAGTACTTTTCCAAATCTTTCCAGGCCCCTCCCAAGATGTTTTTTTCTAGACTGCTTTCCATCGGTGTTAATTGAATATGTTTCTTCCTCTTCTCGTCATAGTGGGTGACACTTCATTGATCTCTTCATAAATATTCTGTCTAGACCTCCTGGACTGCATCTTGATTCCTATTTCTTCATCTTTCCCCTCGGGTATGGAGTCATCTCTCCTCTTTCTAAAGGAAGATTTGATGAAAACCCCGAGTTTGACGACTCCGATCAGAAGCGCGAATGTAAACAGTCCGATGAGAATTCCTTTGATTAGATGCCATTCCCCCTTGATGTTGCTCCACCAATCTTTTATGTCATCAATGGGAGTCTTGTTCTTTTTTGACTTTTCATCTTTTTCATCTTCTGCCTCCTTTGGCTTCCCCTTCTTCTCATGTATGTCTGGTTTATAAATAAATGCCTCATCATCTGATTCCCCACTATCTGAAAATATTTCCTGATACTCTTTCATGAGTGGAGGGTATAGAACTATTGTCTTGTTTCCTGTATCTTTCCGTAGAAGCCCATTAACCCCAACATAGACATCATCATGTCCTGTTCTCGTCCAATCAGATGAGTTTATCAGTTCTCCCCTATAGTATCCGATACTGACAGAGCAATTTTCTTGCCCATCACAGTCTGTTACATGTTGCTCCAATGAAGGGGGAACCTGGAGATAACGATATTCTCCGGTCGTTTTTTCCAATTTGAACGTTCTCTCGTCGTCTCCTGCTCTCACTCTGTAGGCCCACCATGTAACAGATTCTCTTGGATTTATGTAGCTGAGGTCATCTAATCTGAGGTACTTGTTTTCTATAAGTCTGTATCTAGCAGACTTGCACCTCTCATAGGCATTTTTGCTCAGCACTGCGTTCAACAAAGCTTTTTCATCAGTTTCTTTCCCAGCCACTCCGACACGGGTTTCTGTTCCGTTGCATCGTCGAATCTCCTCCTGCTCTATGAAAATCTTCGTCAGTGATTCTCTTCCTTTTTCTCTGCTGAAAACATTTAACTCCCACCATTCCCCATCTTCAAACAAGAGTCCAGATGTTCCACAAAACTCTAATAGACAGCTCTTTTTGACTCTCTTTTCTCCAAATAAGACCCCCTTTAGTATGTAGTCACTCACCCAGGGAGACTGAGGATCTTCCCAATTTTCCGGCATCTCTTCCGGATGTATAGTGAGATGAGATTCATCCCACGTTTCATCAGGACAGTGTCCCCTTGCGATCAGCTTGTCATCTTCGTCTGGGAACCAGACTTTGCTGTCATCATCGGTAACACAGATCTCGTCTCCGGGACGACAGGACGTCCTGTCTGGGAAGATCTCACTTTTAAATTCTAGAGTGAATGGGTCTACTTCAGGAGAGTATGGTGTGATCATGAAGTAATCCACTGTTTTTGTTGTTTCTGAATTCCAGTTGCATTCCTCTAGAGGATAATAAGGTTTTATGTGTTCTCCTCTTTTGTGAGCTCTGATGTTTTGTAAACATTTGAGCTTGTTTGGTGTTATGTAGTGCACTGCTCTGTCATGGTAAGTGACAAAATACCACATCTCATTGCAAGTAGATGTCCATTGCATTCCCTGGCATATATAACCAGGCACTACTGTTTCAAAAGTTCCGATTCTAGGCCTCCTCACTATAATGTCTAAGTTGTACTTCCCCAGTCTTCTGGGATTGCTAAGCATATCCTTGTGATGAGACGGGCATTTGATTTGACTAGGATCTTCGAGTCTTGACCAATTTCCTAGTTCCACGGGGTAGTGAAGAAGGAACCCTCTTCGATTAGTCGTGTTGAGAAGGCCTGGAAACTCCCCTTCTTCTGATTCTCTTTCTCTCAACCTCAATTCTTCCTTCATCTTTTTTAAGCTTAGGATCTCATTTATATAGTCTATGTTTTCATTGACCCCTTCTATGATTTGATGGATCCTGTGGCATGGGTAGTCTTTGTTTTCTCCGCAGTCAGGGTCTCTGAAAGAGATCTTCCCATCATTTGCTAGCTTAATCTTCGTTTCCAATCCTTTTTCCAATATGAACTTTTTGAAATCATTGAGGTCCTTATCTTCTACTTTCCTGAATACTTTGGTCAAGTTGTTCAGCCTTCTGCTCTCATCAGGAGTAAAATCTGTTTTAGCTCTTACTCCTTCTTCTTTTGGTTCCGACGTTTTTCTTTTTCCCCTAGTTCCTTCTCTCATCTTTTCTTTCCCTCTTTTCTCTATCTGCCTTCGACAGGATTTTATGTACTTTGCTTCCGGATCTCCTTGGATGCATCTAATAAACCTCCCTGTTTTTGAGTAAAAACCTGATCTAGAACAAAAAATCCAGCATTTGATTCCTGACCCCGTAGCATTTTTGACATAATCAAATTTCTCACAAGGGATCCAGGGAGCTGACTTAGCTTCGCAACTATCTTTGATCGAAACGATTGCTTGGCCCTGAGATGGGGGGGTTCCGTAGCATAGGAAGACTGACAACGCAATTGAAAATCGAACAAGATCCATGTTTTTTTCATGGGTGTTAAATTTCTGTCTTCTTCTTCAGAATCTGCTCTCTGCACTTTATGATTTCATCAGCTCTCGGGTCTCCAGTCAGGCACAGATTTCTCATTCTTCCGTCCTTCCCTTTGATCTTCTTCTTAGACGAGCAAAAAATCAGGCAACTCCCTCTGGCAGATATGCCGTTTTCAACTGAGTCCATAAGTTTGCACGGGACTCTCTTCATCATTCCGTCCCCACAAGTTCTCTTTAAGATGGTCAAGGCCTGTGCATCCAACGTAGGAAACAAAATCAAAGAAGAAAGAAGCAAGATCCCAGCAACCACGGCTTTGGCCTCCATGGTGTTTTTCATGGGTGTTGAATTAGGTTTGCCAAATTCTGAAAATCACATGGAAAGGGTCAATCAGAGATCTGGTCACAGTCACGTGGATGGACTCGTTAACCGATTTGCAAGCAATGTACAAGTCTACGTAGAAATCCAGAAACTCTTCCTCGCTTTCAAACATTCTGGTTACGAACAAGCTCCGATCAAGGGAATACTGAAATAACCAGTCTCCCAGGCTCTTCATGGTCAAGATCCCAATGTGGGCTGAAACACCCAAGAGCTTCGAGATTGACCAGCCAGACACAAGCTCTTGCGAACAGATCTCCTATCGCATCCGGATCTCCAGTACAAATGTACAATCGCTCGTTTTCAGTCTCTTCTTCTTCCACTAGACAGTGACACTCTAGGAGGTCAACCAGCATTCTTTCTCCAAGAGTCTTTGAGGGAACCATCTTCAGATGGGTGTTGACTGTTTTTTTCAAGATTTACTCTATTTTGATCGGGTCTACTTCATCATTCACTGCAAGAGAAAAATCTTCTGAGTATGTCATCATGGGAGGTATTTTTCCTCCCCCGGCAGGAGAATAATAGATCATCTTGAACTGCACTGGCTTTCTCACTGAAGGCTCATATTTGACTGAGTATTCTATCTTGGCCTTCAAGCTTCCGACTGATATCTTCAGAACTTGGGAATGGGTCCACTCTCTGTCTGATGGAGAATTGGGATTCAAAAAGTCGAATTCCAGTACTTCAGAGTATCCACTTTGATAAATGTATCCTCCTATTGCCTCATCCCGCTTCCCTCCAAGGTGAGGGATCAGAGCTAACAAATGCACGAAGTAAGCACTCCTGTTCGTATTCATCCCTGTATAATCATCGACCAACGCCCCGATATGATGAGTTATTTCCTCTAAGGTAGAAAACCCTCTGTTTGACACCATTTTTAGGGATGCTGTCCATTTCCCCTTGATCCGAGTGTACGATTTAGCCGAGAGACTCTGAGCTGTGCTTTCTTCGGATTCCACTCCGAAATCCCACATTTGCTCTTCTCCCGGGCCTCCATAAACCCAAAGAGGAGCAGATGCTTCGAGGGCATCCTCCTTGGATCTCTTCTCCTTCTTTCCTGTCCACGAAACCAGTTCCATTCCTTTCCTCTTTAGCCGATTCATCTTATCGGTGTTGAGTTTTTTTCTAGATTCATTGTGTCTTCCACTTTCCAATTTCTCCATAGATTGAAATCCTGCTCAGCATCCCGTTTTTCTTCAGCCAAAACCTGACTTCTTCAGCGCTTTTCGGCAAGAACCCGTCCAATTTTATCTTGAATTCCTTCCCTCCATTCTTTCCCGGCTTGTTCGGAATTATCAAAAACTCTGGATTGTTGTCCTTTTTCTTCTCATCTTGATTTGGATCAAGTTCTGGCTCTTCAGAAGGAATGAGAGACTGGAGCACCTCAGGAGGAGGAGGAGGAGGACATTCATATTCATCTGATGGTCTTGACGTCATGCCCTTTGAGTAATTGAGATGGTGACAGAACACTTGCACTCCTATAGTCCTTCCTATCCAATCTGGTTTCCCGATTACAGTCACTCCACTCTCATGTCCTATATGATCAAACACCCTCTTGAGGTGATAAAATGTGTCAAGATCTCTGCCTTTTTTTAGATCATCAAATTTTATAACCAAAGTCGGTTGTCTCACGTCGAGCATGATGTCTTCTTCTTTCAATTCATCAGACATATCAGCCGTTTTGGGCTTGACTTCACAAACCTCGCTCTCTTCTGACTCACTCAAGAACTTTTCCAACCAGTCTGATTGTTTCTTCCCTTCTATGACTGGAGAAGATTCTCCGGTTTCATACTCTTTCTCGAATTCATCTAGCTTCTCTTCTAGAAAACTCATGTCCTCAAATGTCTTCTCTAGGCCCTCTTGAGAATAGTTTTTCAGAAGGTCAGAAAGATTTTCCATTATGGGTGTTGATCGTTTTTTTCTAGATTTAATATGTGTTTGAATACAAAAAGGATCCGACAGTGTTGGGCCGCGATCCGTTGAGTTTTTTGGACTCATCATTGACCCAATCATCTATCTCTCTAGGAATTTCGAACTCAAGATCCTTCAAGTACAAGTACCATTCTGTCGGATCCGAAGACTTAGGCATGCCGAACTCTCCCTCAATCTCAATGGTTCCTTCTTCTTCAAGTTCTTCGTCTGGACTCTTCTCTCCCTTCTTCGCGAAAGCCTTGCACATATCTAAGCTCTTATTAGTGACAAATGCAACTACTTTTGCGTTAGCAAGCACGTTAGCCATGTTTTGCTCTGTAGAAATCCTAGCATGTCTGGATCTCTCGGATTTGAGCAAGGTCGCAATTATGTGTGCGAATGAATGAAACTGTGGATTCACAATTGAAGAGTAAGGGGACTTCGATGATAGGCCGAGATCCATCATGTACGGCATGTAGGAATCCGATTTGTCCAATTCTTGTCCAGGTTTGAGCATTCGGACAATTTCAGAACCAATGGAACCACAAAAAATCCAATCTAATATCTTCTCGGCATCAAAGTTTGTTACTTTTACCACATGGGAGAAAGCAAGCAACGCAGCGCAGTCTCTGAATCTACAGACCAAGGTTCCCATTCTGAGGTCTGACATTTCATCCGTTTTAAATTTGAAAAAATACATGTCTACTGCTGCAGCGATCTTGCAATATGCCTGATTATTCACCCATCCACTTGTGGTCCCTTTTCCTTCATTGATGTCACTAGCATCAGGACTGATTGTCTTGATAACCTCATTCAATCTGGTGATGAGGCTCTCCCTGTAATTTTGATTTTGAGTCTTCCCTATTCTATAATGAGACAGCAACCAAAAAAGAATCCAGTGATCTTCCTCTTCTGAAGCACCTTTAGAAGTTTTAGACTGGAGCTTGGGACCCTTAATAAGCTTCACATCCAACAAATCTAAGGGACTCACAGACTCCCCCTTCGATCCAATTTTGATGTCGAATGAAACCCAATCTTCTTCCAAGGTGCACTTGATCCTACTCAATGAGAGCTGCATGTACCTGATGACTATCGGGAGCTTGAGCTCTCCTAGCTCGATCCCGGTCTTGACTGAGTCTCTCGCTTCTTTCAAGTCATAATCAATTTGCTCAATCTGGATTATCGGTTTTCCTCCACCGTTTTGGAAATGATGAGACGGATATTGGACAGCAAGATCATCACTGGGCAATTTGGGAGTGACCTCCTCTTTGGTAGGACAAAAAAACATCTTATCGGTGTTGCCTTCTTTCCCAGAAAAACCGATTTGATTGTT